GTAAAGACTGCCGCTGGCGAAAAACGTGCGCCCATTGACGGTGAAGCCCCCGGGCACGCTGCCTTCGGGCACGGTCGCGAATTTCTTTCGCCCCGGCGTCTGCAGCAGCGCCATCGGAGTGGCCGCGCCTTCCGATTCCGATTTCTCGCAGTAGCAGTTCATCGCAATTTCGTTGTCGATGATGGGTGAGGACGCGGTGTAGCTGGGTCCGCAGAATCCGATGGAAGGCATGAGAGAAGGGAGAGAAGGGAAGAGAAGAGTTAAGTCGTTTTCGGTTTGAACTGTTCCAACTGATCGACCGCGGGCAGTAGATGCTTGTCGGCAAAATCAGCGGGGCTCATCTGCAAGTCTTCGCGCGCAACGTCGATCACCACCCACGATGCCGAGAGTTTCGCGTTCTTTTTTTCCTTGGGATCATGCAGGCGGACGGTGAGCTTGAGGAAGTCCGGTCCCGCCGGAGGCGCGGTCACCAGAATCACTTTCTTTTGTTGCGGGTCCCACACCCGCATCATGCCGTCGGGAATCTCTTCTATTTGATCGGCCATGCTAAAGTTCCTTCATGGATCGGCGAGGATTTCTGAAACTGTTTTCCGCTGGCGTCGCGGGCATCGCGCTCCAACAGGCGATTCCGCTGGGCCGAGTGTGGAGCTTCCCGAAGAAGATCGTCATCGCACTCCCCTCAACCTCGTTTCTCACGACCGACTGGATATCGATGGAGTGCCTACGTATCTTGAAACGCCAACCTGATGACGCGACGCCCGATCTCGTGCTCACTGCGGCCTTCCTCCCGGATAGTTCCCATACGCCCAGTTGAAATCCTGTTTCTGTCCGCTGGGTTTCGCGCTCGGCATTCCCGCGTCTCGCGTGGACATGCGCGGACTCTTCACGTTGTTGCCAAACACCGCCGCCCGCGCCTGCAGCGCCATTCCCGGCAATCCTTCCGGCATGGAGCGATTGGAGCCGGGAATCAGCATCTCCGCCAGCGTGAGCATCAGCGCCGCACGATAAGCCGGCGGCAGTGTTCCTGGTCCTCCCGGTCCGCCGATGGGATCCTGGATGGAGACGAACTGCGAAACTGTCTGCCACAACTGTAAGCGCACTTCTCGGGAGACGTTCGGGACCGGCCAGAAATAAAGCGAACCATCGGGCGCGGAGGGATCGTAGTAAAGATCGGTCGGAACGTTCGATTGAATTTGCTTGGTTTGCTGCGCCGCCCACCATTGCCGGTCGCGGATGTTCATCGGCAGATCGACCAGGCCCGGCGAGCCCTGATTCGACAGCAGCGCCGCAGATTCGATGCGCACCGGACGCGGCGCGCCATTGGTTGAGAAGGTGGCGAGTCCGCTCGGCCCGATGGTGTGCGGACTCAGATTCGCCACCAATTGGTAGACGCTGAAGGCGTAGGAAAAAACGTAGAACTGCTTGGCCTGCCAGATGTCTGTCAGGTAATTGAATTTCCGCAAGCCCCACTGGGCTTCGTCCGGATTCCGGTTGGCTTCTTCCCCCGGTGCCCACGCGCCGATTTCAATGAAGGCGTCGTTGACGATATTGAACACCTTGTAAGAAAGGGGTGCCGGAGGATTGACTGGAGGTCCGATGGGCATTGGGATGATCTAGCTTTCGTCCGCCTCGTCCATCGCCGCCAACTCTTCCGCGCTCATCTCTTCTTCGCGCTTGGGAGCGTGATCGGCCACGGCGGCAATTCCGGCGCGCGTGATCTTCGAGTAATCGTGAGCCGGTGAAGGCTTCAGTTCGAAACCGCGCTTGTGTGCCGCTTTCTGTTCTTTCCCGTTTTGCACTGTAAGGACTCTGCCCGTCTCGTGGTGATAGAGCACTTTGGGGAATTCATTTTTCGGATCGTGCGGGTTGTAAGGACGCCGCGGCGGATTGTTGATGTCGGTGATTTCGACGGTCGGCTGATCGACCGAGAAGCTGTTGCGGACGGTTTGCACTGGTGACATGGATTCCTCGAAAAGGGCTGCGAGATTTTCGGTCTGTTGTTCTTGCTGCTGTTCTTGCTGCTTTTGTTCTAGAAGTTGCTTGCGAGTGGCGGTGTCGCGGGGCACGCCTTCAATGTCGAATTCGAGCGGCCAGCGTTCGCGGCGGGCTTTGCGGCTGGCTTCATTCAGGGGCATCGAGCTTTAAAAAAGAGGAGCGAGGCAGGTTTTCCCCGCTCCCTTGGGCAAAGAAGAAAAACGTGAAGCTAGTACAGTTCCCAGACCGGACCAACGACCGTGGTGAACGTCGTGGGCACCGTGAAACTGGCGGCGATAGTGCCGAAGGTTTGCCCGGTCACCGCTTTCGTGGTGGTGTTGTCCATCGTTCCGGTGGCCAACATGCGCACGGTGTCGGTGGTCCCGTTCGATTGCAGGCAGGCGTAATATCGCGCCGGTCCCACAACGTAATAGGGGCTGGTGAAGGCGAAAGTCTGAAAGACGTTCGGCCCTGAAGTGGACACTCCCGCAACCGCCGAGTTCGCCACCTGTTTTCCGGTGCCGTCGTAGAGGATAACCAGATGCTTGTCGGTTCCTCCGGCGGTAGCTCCGTTCAACACGCCGAGCCCGGTCACGTACTTACTGTAAGGCACATCAATTTCCGTGCAATACATCGAAGTGGCCGCGGCGATTGCCGTAGAGGTTCCCACGCTCGACCAGGCCACAGAACCAAGCGGCGGCAGGTTGACGCGGAAATAGGTGGACACGTCACCAGAACTGGTGACCCAGTTCCCTCCGATGCAATCGGAGATGGTGCTTGCCGTACCCGCGAGCCCGAAAGCAATCACCGGCAGCACGGATGCCGTCGAGCGAGTGCAAGAGCCGCGCGGCTGCACGGTTTTGAACTGACTCGGGGATCCGATGAATACCAAAGCTCCGGAAGCGTGCGCTGCCGCCGCGCCCAGAGTTTGATAGCCGCGAGTGACGCTGACATAGCCGCCGCTCGAAGAGACCGAGTTCACAAACACAGCCTCTCCGGTGTTGCCGGTGTCGGCGATGAAGAGCACAGTGGCCCCGGCGGTGACGCCAGTCGATGACGTCAACTGAAAGCTGGTCGTCGCACTGGAGGTAACCGCGGAGGCGAGCGTGGTGGTTGAAAGGATGGTCTGGGCCGCGGCGGATTGAACGCCGGGGATCAGACCCATATAGCCGAGAATCAGTCCATCGAACATCAGGTACCAGAACGCGGCCTTGAGGAATTTGCGCATTAAGTTTTTCATGGGTGTGTGTTTCCGGGGATATATCAACTTTGCTATATCTGGGCCGGAATTCCTTTCCTAGGCTCCCAGCAATCCAACGCAAGCGTTGTCCTGGTAGAGGTTGCCGAAGCCGCCCGCAGTGTCGAAGCGGTTGATCTGCAACGAGTGGAAGGCGTCCCAGGCTTTAACGAAGCGCACCGGAATACCAGTAGCTTTGTCTTCTGCCTGCGAACGGGCTTCCACCGCTTTTGGCAGATAGAAGCGCATGCCCACGATGGCGAAGGCCATCGGAGTCAGGGCCAGGCCGACCGTTCCAACCGCGCCGTTCGGGTTGGTGGTGCCAGGGAAGAGTGTGAGCGCCGCGCCGTTTGCCGGCAGTGCGTCCACATTCTGGTACTGGCTCGGATCGGCGCCGTCCGGCCCGTAGATCGCGGGCAGGATTTGCACCACGTCGGCCGCGTTGCCTCCGCCGATGCCCACGAAGTTCTGGGTCACGGTGAAGGTCTGCGGAGTCAGCGGTCCGGGTGGCCGACGGCTGCGCGGGTTGACGAAGTTAACGTTCAGGACGGAGAACTTGTCGCCCTGGTTGAAGGTGTCGCCGGCCGTGCAGGTGATCGCCAAAGCGGTTCCGCTCTGGCCTCCACCATTGATGGTGACCGCGCCCGCCCAGGTTCCCGCGGTGTGCGAATACAGGTTCTGCTCTTCGAAGATGTCGAAGGTTTTCAGTTTCCCCATCGAGCCTTCCTTGAAGGCTTCGGTGATGGCATCCGTCGGTTGAAATAACGAAGTCACCGGAGTATTGATGGAGTTGGTCTGCATTGAAGAGGAAATCAATGCACAGCGTTTCTTCGATAGGTACGAGCCGGCCTTCTGCAGCAGCCGGGCGCGCGCCTGGTCGAGAAACACAACCGAGGTGGGATCGGTGCCCAGAGAGCCAACGATTTGCGAGCAGTTGTTTTTTGCGAACAGGGCCGCGCGCGAGTCCCATTCGTTGGCGAGCTGCACGCCGGCCGGAACCAGGTACTGCTCTTTGATTTCTTCTTCCGAGCGCTCGGCTTTGACCGCGGCTTCGTAATCGTCCCACTGGAAATCAATACCGAAGGGCTGATCCAGCGAGATCGTGGTCGAAATGCGGTTGATGCCTTGCGGGGTGTATCCGAGTCCGTTGCGGATAGTGAACTGTTGCGGGTATTTGACCTGAATCGTGGTACCGACCGCCCACGTCTTCTCATAGTCCTTTTCCCAGTCGTGATTGAAGTATTCGGCAACCTTCATGGCGTTGTTGAGGTTGCGCAACACCTCCATGGAAATCCACGAGGTGTTTAGAAATAGGTTGGGCACGGGTTTATTTCCTCTTGAGGCGAGCGAGTTCCTTGGCGTTTTGTGTACGCTGGTAGGTCTCGAAATCGCCGTCGTCTAGGGCTTGCTCGACCGCGTCTTTAGCCACGGTTCCCTTGCCGGAACTCTGGTGGGGCGGGCGCGAAGCCTGGGTTACGGGTTTTGCAGAGGAAGTTGTTTCGGAAGAGGATTCGGACTCGGAAACAGACTTGGAAACCAGGGCCTCGATCTCCAGCAGCTTGCGAAACTGGCGCTGCGGGCTGATCTTGTTCGAGTATTTGCCGGCCTTGATTTCGTCCTGAGAACGCGCGGGGTGAAACTCGCCGAGAATTTCCGGGTGCTGCCCGAGGTGGTAGAGAACCTCCCCGGCATGCTCGGAATCGTCCAAGAAGAGATCGGTCACCGAGCCGCCAGGAATCAGCAGATCGGGGTTCAGTGCGACCGTGTCGAAATCCTGGTACTTGGCGCGCGGCGCTTCGAATTTCTTTTGAAAACTCGCGGCCCTTTGTTGCTCGGCTTCACTGCGCTTCTGCACTTGCGCCGACTTCGCCGACGTTTCCTGAAATTCACGGATGGTCTCCTGCCGCAGCCAGTTATCCTTCGCCTCTTCGTACTCCGCGAAGTTCTTAAACTTCGGCTTTCCGGTTTTCTCGTCCACGTCGTCGATCTTCGGTTTGGGCGCGGCTGTCGCGGCTGTCTTGGTCTCAGCGGCAGCAGCTTGCGAGGTCTGCTGAGATTCACTGCGTTGGGACTCCGTCTGGGGCTTCGATTCGAGGC